ATGAAACTTAAAGAACAGGCTATTGAAGCCAGACAAAGAAAAGAGGAACAACAATGAAAAAAATTAAATACGCAGTAGGCTCAGTAGCTCAAGCAGCAGCAGAGGGCGCTGACTCATTGTTGTCTGAAGCTCGTAAAGATGTAGTGGCTGCTCGTGGCCCTGAACGCACAACCCCCATAGAAGTTGAAGAAATGGCAGAAGCTGTATCTAAAACAAAGGGTAGCGCAGAATCAGAAGCTCCTGAAGTTAAAATGGAAAACATTAAAGACACTACTAAGCTTGTAAACTCTTTTAAATTTCAAGGCGGAAACAAAAAGATGGACAAGCAGTTCATCATGGAGTCTTTAAACGAAGTGGCTGATACCCCTATCGTTGAGTCCAAGCAATCTATTGCTGAGTTCATTACTGATTTGCACCGCACACAAATGGATGAAGAGTCTAAGCCTTTGTTGGCTTCTGATGACTTTGAAAAGCTTGGTGAGTTTGCAAGCGGTGAAGAGCGTGAAGCTAAAAGTGAAGGTGGGGAAATGGACGGCGATAGTGACGTAGCTCGTTTAATGGAACTGACTGAACAATATAATGAAGAGCGTGAAAAAGCTGAGAACGATAAGCAACGAGCACGTATTGATAAGAATTTTAATCAGTATAAAGATACGTTCAGTGATGAAACTATTTTTCAAACAATGATTAAAATGAATGAAAAAGAAAATTTACGAGAAGGTAAGTTCTTAGGCGGTCTTATGACAGCAGCTAAGTCTATGATGGGTGAATCAGGTAGCTCCTCTTCAGGTGGAATTTTTGGTAAAATGTTTGGAGCCGGTAAAAAGATTATAGCCGAAGGCCAAGACTCAGCAGAAGAATCATCTATTGGAGCGCTAGAAGGCCCTGACCCTATTGAGCCTAACAACAATCGTCAAAACCCTGTAAAAGAAGTAGAAGCTCCGGGAACTGACACAGCTATCGGCTACGCAGAAGGTGGTTCATTGCTAGGCGATTCAAAGCCGGTTGATACATACGACAACATCCCAGAAGGTGAGAAAGCTGCTGTAGAAGCTTCACAACTTCCAGACAACGAGATGGAAGACAAATACGCAGAGTACGTAATGGACGAGTCTCTTGAGGCTGACGAACAAGAATATCTTCTCAAAGCCCTTGAAGGCGATGAGCGACTAGGCGCTATCTTTGATAAAATCATGGATACAGCCGGAGAATTTGCAGGTGAAGGAGCCGTTAAAGGCCCCGGCACAGGCACATCAGATTCGATACCCGCAAGGCTGTCGGATGGTGAATTTGTTTTCACCAGAAAAGCAACCGACCAGATAGGCACAGAAAAGCTTCAGACTATGATGGATGATGCAGAACGTGCTTACGATGGCGGTTTAATGAAAAAGTACGGCGGCGGAGGCGTGATGCCTAACTTGATGGATATGGAAGACCCTGATTTAGGAGTCCATACCCAGATGCTTAGTTCTAACGCAATGCCAAGCGTACGCAAACGATAAGGCTACCTGTTAGCGCAGCCCCTTATTAATACCTAAAATAACCAGAGGCCACCTTGTAGTATCAAGCCCTATTCTTTTTCGCGAATCGAATAGCTACCTTGAAAAGACTCAAGCCCCAAAGGAGTGTGAAATGACTGATTTACCCGAAGTACAAGAAGAAGAAGTAGCAAACCCATACAACATGAGAAAAGACTATACAGGCGAACAAGATGCCCCTTTTCAAAGTGCTGATGGTGTTTGGCATGAACCTAGACAGGCTACCCGCAAGTCGGCCCCTGACGAAAAAGAGTCAAGTACAGATTATAAAAAACGATACGATGACCTAAAGAAACACTACGATTCTAAGATTAATGAGTTCAAACAGAAAGAACAAGAACTACAAGCAGAAGCTCGAATGACACAGCAAGTTGAACAGGCCGTACGTCACGAGGATAACACTGAAGCAGAACTTGCAGCCGAGTATGTTGAACAAGAAGCTGAAGCACTAGAACCGGCACGAACAGCTACGCTAGACGAACGTGAAGCCCGGATTGAACGAAGAGAAGCGGAACAAACGCTTGCTTCAAAACATCCAGACTTTGCAGATATTCGTCAAAGTGAAGAGTTCCACGGTTGGGCCAAAGCACAGCCAGAAGCAATTCAGGACTGGGTGTATAATAATCCAGATAACGTAGGTTTAGCGGTCAAAGCTATCGACCTTTATAAGATGGAAACTGGCTTAGGAGTTCAATCTTCTAACGGTAAGACAGGAAGTTCACAAACCTCGACCGCTTCGGCAGCAGATATGGTTTCAACAAAAACAAAAACCATTGATGCTAACGAGCCGAAGATATGGTCACAAAGGGAAATTGCTGCACTGTCTATGGATGCGTATGATAAACATGAACAAGAAATCGACGCAGCCATCATGGAAGGCAGAGTAGTAGCTTAATAACTATTGTCTTTAATTTAAGGAAACATAATCATGGCTCTTAACGTATCAGACCAAGGTTTTAAACAAACCACAACCGCCAACAACAACTTTGGCACAAGCACTAACTTCCTACCAGCAATTTACTCCAAGAAGGTTCTTAACTTCTTCCGTAAAGCGTCGGTAGCTGAAGCAATTACCAACACTGACTATGCAGGCGAAATTTCTGCATTCGGTGATTCTGTTAAAGTTATTAAAGAACCAACCATTTCTGTTTATCAGTATGAGCGTGGCGCTGACGTAACTGAAACTCGACTGACCGACACTGAGATTTCTCTTGTTGTTGATACTGCGAACGCATTTAAGTTCGTTGTAGATGACATTGAAACTTCTATGTCTCACGTAAACTTCAAAGAAGTTGCTGCTTCATCTGCTGCTTACGCTCTGCGTGACGCATTTGATACTGCTGTAATTGCTGCTGGCATTGCAGGTCTATCTGCTTCTAGCCCGAACCACGTTCTAGGTGCTGATACTGCTGATTCTCTTGGTAGCGGCGTTCTTGACGGAGCAAAAGGCATCGGTTTTCACCACGAAGGTTCTGACCCTCTGGATGTACTGGCTAAGTTTGCCCGCCTTTTGGACGAGCAGAATGTACCAGAAGAAGGTCGTTGGGTAGTTGCACCTCCTAGCTTCTATGAAGAACTGTCTCAGTCTGGCTCTAAGCTTCTGTCTGTTGACTTCAATGCTGGTCAAGGCTCCATCCGTAACGGTCTCGTTACTTCTGGTAAGCTCCGTGGCTTTAGCATGTACAAGTCTAACAACGTAGCTGCTCCAAACTTGGCTGATGGTCAGATTCTGGCAGGTCACATGTCAGCTATTTGTACTGCACAGACTATCACCAGCACTGAGGTCATCCGTGACCCAGATAGCTTCGGTGACATCTGTCGTGGTTTGCACGTATTCGGTGTTAAGGTCATGCGACCTGAAGCACTCGTTGGTGCATTCTACAACCTAGCTGCATAAGCTAACTTAATAAGTGCGGGGGCTGTAAAAGGCCCCCAATCTTTTAACAAATTTAAAGGCTAAATAACCTATGGCAACAACCTACCTAGACTTAACCAATGAGCTTCTCCGAGAGCTAAACGAAGTACCTCTTGAATCAGGTAACTTCTCTACAGCTATTGGCGTACAGGCACACGTTAAAGATTCTCTAAACAAAGCGTACTTTGATATTATCAACCAAGAACCTCAGTGGCCTTTTCTAACTGCTGGCGAAAGTGGTGAAGTTGACCCCATGTATGGCAATGTATATGTAGAGACCGTTGCAGGACAGCGTTATTATGAGCTAAAAGCTTCTAGTGATTCCATCAAAGATGATTACGGTTCAGTTGACTGGGATAACTTCTATATCACTACAGTAGGCGTAGAAGGCGAAACTGCACCCTACGCAGGCAAAAACTTACGTTTTACAACCACTGAAGAGTGGAAAAGTTTCCGTCGCGTCGGAGAAAACTTAGACGACGCAGACACACAAGCATACGGCGAACCAGACCGAATTATACGTAGCCCAGACGCACGTAAGTTTGGCCTAAGCCCAATCCCAGATAAAGCATACCGTGTATGGTTCTATGCTTACAACCTCCCTACAAAGCTTGTAAGCTTCGGTGACGAGATTGTATTCCCAGAAATGTACTCTGTTGTATTACTAGCTCGTGCTCGATACTACATCTGGCAGTTTAAAGATAACCCACAAGCAGCAGCATTCGCACTAGATGACTACAAGAAAGGACTCGACAGTATGCGCTCTAATCTTATTGAGCCTGCTCCCTTCTATATGACTGACGACAGAATGAGATTCGTATAATATGGCAGCTTCCCAACCGTTTGGTTTCTCGTGTAAAGGTGGTCTTAATACCAACCTTAGCCAGCTTGAACTTCTTCAACAGCCCGGAGCTGCTACAGAGTTAATTAACTTTGAAGTTGACCCCGACGGCGGGTATCGACGTATTAATGGTTTTATAGCCACAGGTTCTGCTAAGCCTAATGGCACTAACACTATTTTAGGCTTGATGGCTTATGCAGGAGGTCTTATAGTCTGTAGCGGAACAGGTATTTTTTGGACTGTTGATTTTGTTAGTTGGACACAGATTAACAGAGGAACTATTACTGGGGGAGAAAAAACTTATACTGAATTTACTGGCCAATCACTGGTTGCACGTACAGGTCAAGGTCGATGCTCTATTTCAATATACGAAGGAAACTTATCTCCTTACGGCGAAGTAGTTATTTGTGACGGTGTTAATGCGCCCTTTTATTTTTACGTTAACGGTACTGGCGGCGCAAACGACTCTACTCGTCGATATGTTTCAGGCCCTTTAGTAGACCACTCTCATCAAACTCTTGGCGCATCCTCAGTGTCTACAGTTCACGGACAGCAGTTAGTAGTTGGAGGGACAGCTACAGACCCGAATGAAATATATACTAGCGCCCTAAATGACATATCTGATTTTGCAGGCACAGGTTCAAATGCAATAAGACTGGCTGACAAAGTTGTAGGACTAAAAAGTTTCCGTGGTGACTTAATTGTATTCTGTAAAAACAGTATCTATAGGGTGGTTAGTTTAGAATCCGCCGATGCACAGACAGCCGTAGTACCTATTACAAAGAACATAGGCTGTTTAGATGCTAATAGTATTCAAGAAATTGGCGGCGACTTAGTATTTTTAGCTCCTGATGGTATACGAACACTAGCAGGTACAGCACGTATTGGCGACGTTGAATTGACTTCTGTAAGTAGAAATATCCAAAACATTATTTCAAAAATTACAAAGGCTGCTGTTCCATACGATATTTCAAGTGTAGTTATACGTAACAAATCTCAATACCGTTTATTTTATAGTAAAGCTGGCGACTCGCCTGCAATAGCTAGAGGAATTATTGGGACATTTACAGGGCAGGGTTACGAGTGGTCTGAAACTTGTGGTATTGAAGCTGTTGCAACAACTTCAGAACTTTCAAACACTGGAGGACGAGAACAAGTTTTTCATGGCGATAGACTTGGACAAGTTTATTTTCACGATTTAGGAAATAAATTTATTCATGCTGGAATAGACGCTAACATTAAATCAGCGTATCAGTCACCTTCTTTAGACTTTGGTGATATGGGCACACGTAAAACTATTCAGTACGTTAAAATTTCAGCGACTCCTGACGACGACAATATTACAGTTGCAGCAGAGCCTAAACTTAGTGTTTCTTTTGATTTTGAAGACACCAATATTCAGCAACCTCCAACTTATACACTACCTTCTATTTATCCGGTTGCAGAGTTTGCATTAAGTAGATTCAGTAACGACAGCTTTACATCTTATTTTGGAGCGTCAGACAATCCTCTTATACGCCAGCCTGTTCAAGGGAGCTGCTACTCTAGCTCTTATAAAATAAGCAGCGAAGACCAACTTTCACCATACACCATTAATGGTTTATATATTAATTACGTACCCGCAGGCAGGAGATAACTAGATGGCAGGCACAAGCTATACACGACAAAGTACAATTTCAGACGGTAACATTATTACTGCGTCTATTTTTAACAATGAGTTTAACCAACTGCTAAACGCTTTTGCATACGCAAGTAGCGGTACTACAGGCCACTCGCATGATGGCAGTGCTGGTCAAGGCGCAGCAATCTCTAAGATTGGCGACCAAGACTTTAAAAATAAAATTGAAGTAAACGATTCTATTAATCGCTGGGATTTTTATGTAGAAAATGGGTCTGGAGTTTCTACTTTAACTATGAGATTAACTGGAACAGCTCTTACAGGTGCAACTAACAACACGGTTAGTTTAGGCGCACAAGCTGTTAAATTCTCAAATGTTTACGCTATAAACGGAGATTTTGAAACTTTAAATGTTGCAGACGACGCAACATTTGTAGGAACTACAGCAGCTAATAAAATTACTTTTGACAAAAGTTTAAACGCACTTCATTTTGCTGACAACATGGCTCTTTCGTTTGGGCAGCTTAGTGCGTCGCCCGGAGACCTACGTATTTACCACGATGGAAGTAATAGCTACATTAAAGAGCTTGGTACTGGGAATTTATTTATTCAGGGTGACACTAACGTCAACATTGGTAGCGCCAACGCTTCGTCATCTTTACAGGTAAGTTCTGCTGGAACAGTATTCAGAGGAAGCAATACGCTTGTTTCTACGCTAACTAGCACTGGTATGAAGTTTGAAGACGATAAAATTATTTCGTGTGGCGATTCAGACGACTTACAAATCTATCACGATGGCAGCAACTCTTTTATCAAAGATGTAGGAACAGGCAACCTAAACATTCTTGGGGGCACCGATGTGTTTATCGGAACCACTAATAGCACAATGGCTAACCTTAGTTCTACTGGCTCTGTAGACTTATATCACAACAATAGCAAAAAGTTTGAAACTACTAGCGCAGGCGCATCTATTACTGGTACAGCAACAGCCTCAACAGGTTTGACTGTTGGTGACGCTACTTCAAGCTTGCAGCTAACTCATGATGGTAATAACAGTTACATTAAACATGTACATTCCGCAGGAACTTTGCGTGTCCCTACTCGTTCATTTACTGTTCGAAACGCTGCTGACAACAAGACTTTAATTAGAGCAGTTGAAGGCGACACAGCAGAGCTATATCACGATGGTCAAAAGAAAATAGCGACAGCGGATACAGGGGCTACTGTGACAGGCGCACTCGTTGCTTCAAATAAACTTGGCGCAGGCTTAAAAGATTACGGTGATGGTAACGGTTCTGTTCCTTTAATACCTACAAAACCTCTTCACGTTTATCATGCAGATAATGATGTCTTGGCTCAAATTGAGTCGGGAGATACAGGAGCAGGCTTGTCGCTTATAGATTCTACTACTACAGCAGTAATTAGAGCAGATAACGGCGTACTTAAATTGATGGCTGACTTTAGTAATCAAGTTGCTGGCTCTCACATTGAGCTTCATGTAGACGGTTCTCAAGTAGCTGAAGTAATTACAACAGGTTTAAATGTTACTGGTACTATAAATGCTACTACTGCTATTGATACTCCTAGTATCGAAGTTACAAACCTTAAATCTCGTGACGGCACTGCCGCAGGTTCTATTGCAGACTCTACAGGTATTGTAACTATTGATAACGGACTTGAGTTACCAAATGATAAGATAATAAAGCTTGGCGATACCGGAGCTATGGAGATTTTCCATAATGGTCAAAACAGTGTTATCAGAGAGCAAGGCCCCGGAGCTTTAAGCTTACGAGGAAACGAAGTAACTATTAAAAACTTTGGTGGAACTAAAACTCTAGCTCATTTAAGACAAGACTTAGGCGTAGAGCTTTACTACAACAACGTTAAAACTTTAGAAACTGTTGACGGCGGCGCTGCCGTTACTGGAACTCTGTCTGCTGGCATAACTACTATTTCAGGTGCAGGCGCTGCTACTACAGACCCGACTCTTATTGTAGACCGAACTGGACTGGTTGATGGCGCTATCCTGAGTTTAAAGGCTGGCGGTACTGCTAACGCAAACTTCTTTTCTACAGGCGGTAACAGAGTAATCCTTTGTGACAATACTAATAAAGGTATTAAGTTTACCCCCTCGTCTGTACATCCTAGAACTTCTACTAATGGCGCTTTAAATAACACAATAGACTTAGGTCTGGCTAGTTCTAAGTTTAGGAACGTTTATGCGAATGGCATAGTCTTTGATGAAGTTATAGGCAATGCGAGCAGTAATACCCTTGATGACTACGAAGAAGGAACTTGGACTCCCGCATACACCGCAGTAACTGCTTCGCCTTCTGTTACCTATGACTCCGGTACTGGTGGACACTACACAAAAGTAGGTCGTTTAGTAACACTTACTGGTCGTATTAGAACAGATGCTGTAGATAATTCGCCCGGCGGTACAGACGCAGCCGGTGGTCTTAGAATTTCAGGACTTCCGTTTGTAGTTTCTAGTAATGTTAATGAGCTACAAAACGGCACTTTACATGTGGGGCAAATTAAAACTTTTACATCAGGGAGATTCCCAGCAGGAGGGTACGCAGTTCGAGCCTCTAGTCAAATTGCACTTACACGACGAGGAAGTTCGTCAGGTAACATGGTAAACCTAGACGCTTACAATACAGGCGGTTCAAACTTTACACTAGCTGCCGGAGCCAATTCAAACGAAATAGTCTTTTCAGCAGTATATTACACAGACGAATAATTATACTTAGTGGATTCTAAGTACGGACAGGAGATAAAAATGAGTTTAGTAAAAGAAGTAGTTGAAGATAAAATTGAAGTAGTTGGTGAGTACAAATCTGTACAGGTTCGTACTGCAACTGTAATTAAAGAAGACGATGTAGAGCTTAATCGTTCTTTTAGCCGCAAAGTAATTTCAGCAGGCGACGACTACAGTGGTGAATCAACTGAAGTGCAGGCTATCTGTGCAGCAGTACACACAAGCGAAGTAGTTGCAGCTTACGCAGCTTATCTTGCATCTCAAGCTGAAGAAGACTAAGGAGCGACCTATGACCGTTGAAGAAGGCAAAGAAGTAGTAGACATTGCAGCAGCATCCACAGGTGTTATGGCCTTAGCAGCTTGGCTTCCGCCTATTGCTTCTGTCTTCACTATTGTATGGTTAGGGATTAGGATTTTTGAGTCAGAGACAGTACAGGGATTATTAAACAAGGAGAAATAATTGCAATTTTATATTTTGACATCGACGGATTATGATGCACTTGTAAGACACTTTGACGCTAACCACAGTAATATTCAACCAGAAGATGCTGTGGTAGTTATAAACAGTTTAGATGAAAATTATATTGAAGTAGCTAGAGAGTTTTGCATAGAAAATAAAATTGAATATTATATTACAGAGAGCAACGGAACGCCGGCAAAAGGAAAAAACTCTGTACTATATCTTTTTGAAGAGTCTAAAAACGATTACTGCGTAATGATAGACGGCGACGATGTTTTAACTCCTCATGGCGTTTGGATGTATAAGCAACTAGCTAAATCAAAGACTCCTCCAGACGCAGTATGTTTGATAAATCAAAACTCTTTAAGGTTTATAGATGACAAAGTTGAGGCTATAAATCCTTTTACTGTAAGTTACTCTACGCTGCTCAAGTCTGATTACTATACAATGTTTAGAGAAGAAGTAGGACTAAGCCAAGAGAAGTCTATGTACTTCCAAGACTTACACTATAAGTTTTACACCCAACACCAGAAATATTCGCAGGGCCGTGAAATGCACTGTCGTGTAACATGGCTCAGCAAGAAAGCATCTAAGTTTAAATTTCACGAAGGGTTAATTATTGGTGAAGATACTTTACAGATGTTTAAGTTAAAAAACGAAGCAGTACTTGGTAACTTAACTTTTTATACTACAGACGAAAAACCTGCAACTTATCTGTACGACGAAAGAACCGCAGGAACTGTAATGATAGAGTCTGAGTTTGGCACTGATTACGAGTGGATGGATGCTTACTTAGTTGAGCTAGAGAAAATGGAAAAAGCTGGAGAGCTACACGAAAACATTAAGCTCCCTCAACTCAGGATAGATTATCCAATTAATTACGTAGGAGAAGATTACAACTTAACTACTCCTTATGTACACAAAGTAAAAACGGTAGCTGTTAAGCTTCCTCGAAATGCTAAGAAAAGCGCTGTACAAAGAAACTATAAATTTTTAAAAACAATACAAAGCTCCACAGCAAAGGAACACATAAATGTCTAAATCAACTAGAGCCTCTAAAGCTTTAAAAAAATTACAAGCTAAACGTCTTAAATTTAATGCTGGCGGATATGGCGGTATCGGCGGCGGTGCTCCTATGGATGAAATCATTGTAACAGGAAGCAGAGGCGGCTCCGGTGGTGGTGTAGACATGAGTGGCTACGAGCCTAGAGGCCCTGCTAGGGGTGGCATGGGCGGCCCCGGCCCTAAAGCTCCTTCAGGCGCAGGTAATTCTGGCGGCAAGAAAACTGACTCAAAGAAAACAGAAAAAGAAAAGAAAGAAGAAAAAGAAGAAGAAGAAACTTTAGACGAAAAGCTAGGCAAGCCTAACCCCAAAGACTATCCGGGCGGCAGAACAAGTAAATCTTATAAAGACGACTTGGCTGCATGGGAAGAAGAAAACAATCCTAAAGACGCTGTGCTTGTAAGCGAAGGTAAAGATGGTTCAGCTCCTGTATATGAGTCACAAGGTCAAGAGCCTTTAACTTCAGAAGAGCAAGCTGTAGAAGAAGAATCCGACAAAAGCACAGGAAACGCTGACGCTCGTTTTGGCAACAACAACAGCTCAGTGTATGAGCAAAAGCCTCTTCCACAAAAAGGCGAACGTAAAGACAGTGACGTAGACCGTGGCGTTTCAGGAGACCCTGACTATCGACCTTCCGGCCCCGGTGCTGTAGGTCAAGATGGTTCTACGCAGGCTGAATATGACGAAAACATGGACATGTCTGTTGAAGGCGAAAGCATGTTTGCAAAGCTTTGGTCAGGCATTAAAGACATAGCAATGATGTCTCCTACTATTAGAGTGGGGGCTTCTATTATTGACGGCACTCTCTTTAACGATGTAGGTGAGTTTATTGGCTCATGGGATGAAAACCCTTGGAACCCTGCAAACTGGGAAAGCGGAGACCCACCGGAGTGGACAGTTAGTCTGCCAGACGGCTCTGAAATTTTAAGTGGTGGTGGATATAGTAACATGGGTGGAACACAAGGTAGAGGCGGTTCCGGTGGAGCGCCCTTTTCTACGGCAGGTCAATCTCCTGCTGGAAGCGAAACAACAAAGGTAACTAGCGTGGCAAATAATCAAGAAGAAAGTACAGGTTACGGTGGCGGCTATGGTCGTCAAACTCGAACTGGCTCTGTAGACGGAGACAGAAACGTAGGCGAAGGGTCGGTTGATGTTACAGGAACCGGAAAATCTGGAGAACCGCTTGTAAAAGTAACTGGGCCGGGCTATGATACTCCTGAAGTTGAAGTAGCAAAAACTGGGGCTGGTGATATTATTCCAGCTGCTCCAGACCCCTCTTCTTTTAGAGGCGGCAGAACAAATCCAGAATATGTTAAAGCTAATGCTGAGTGGAACGAAGAGTTTGGCGATGCGGCAGAAAGACAAGAACTGACTACAACTTCAGAAGAAGAGACTCAAACTCTTGACGATGCTTCAACGCTTGAAACAGAAGATGTTGTAGCTGACGAAGTCAAAGCAGCTCAAGCAGGAGGAAAGCCTCGCAAACCCCTTCCCTCTGATTTTTCTGGCCCCGGCGGTGGTCAAGCATTTCAAATGGCTAACGAACAATATGAAGCTGATTTAGCTCGCTGGAAACAAGGCATCGAAGTTAATAATGTTAGAGACAACACAGCCGCTAAAATGGAGGCAGAAACAGTAGGTACGCCAGACGCTGTTGTAGGAGCTGAAGGCACAGTAAGCGATGAAGCTCAAGCAAAGGTAGACGACGCTGAGCTTACAGAAAGAGCTGAAGCTGCTCAAAGAGATAAAGAAGCAGAAGAAGCAGCTTTAGCTGAAGAAGTAGTTTATGATGTTAATAAAGATTCTTATGTTAAAAAAGTAACTGGTGAAGTAGCTACAGTAGCTGAAACAAAAGAAGCTGAAGCAAAAACTCGTGAAGCTATCACAGGCGAGCCTGCTCCAGACGGCGAAGCTGCTGAAATTATGAGCATGTATGAGTACAACCAGCTTGAAAAACGTAAGATTAGTAAAGACAATGTAGTTAAGAACCTAAGAAACCAAGGCTTAAAAGACGAAGAAATTGCTAAGCGTCTTGCAGATAATCCTCAGTTAATTGCTGATGAAATGGAAAGCCTTCCAGAAGATATTAAGACTACTTTGTCTGGCTTGCCTCAAGAAGCTTTGATGAGTGCTCAGATGGAATCTTTGATGGCAGGCATGGAAGATGGCGAGATACCTGCATGGGCTAGACCAGCTCTTGCTAAGGTTGAAGGTAATTTAGCTAAGCGTGGTATGAGTGCTTCTAGCATTGGTCGTGATGCTTTGTTTAATGCTATTATTCAAAGTGCTATGCCTATTGCTCAAAACAATGCTGCCGCTATTCAAACCGCTACGTCTCAGGACAAGCAAATCGCAGCAGACTTCTTGTCTAAAAATGCAGAGTTCGAGCAACAAATGAACTTGGCTAACTTGAGCAACGACCAGCAAATGCGCCTAGCTAATCTGTCTGCTCTAAACCAAGCATCTTCAGACAACTTAAATGCCGCACAGCAAACAGAACTAGCTAACCTCAACTCTCGTTTGCAAACTAACTTACTTCAGGGTAAGATTGCAGCAGAGATGAATGTTGCACAGTTGAATGCTGACCAACAACGAGCTGTTGTAAATGCACAAACTAACGCTGGAATTGATTTAGCTAAGTTTAATGCGGCGCAACAAGTTGAGTTGACTAACAGCAAGTTTATGCAAACAATGGTAACTACTGAATTTAATGCTGACCAGCAAGCCGCTATGCTAAACGCTTCTTCAATGGCTTCACTAGACTTAGCTAATTTGGATAAGAACGCTAAACTTGCAGTTCAAAATGCACAGGCTTTCTTGCAGATGGATATGGCTAATTTAAGTAACGAGCAGCAAGCAACTATATTATCAGCCCAGCAGAAACAACAAGCTATGTTAAGTGACCAGTCTGCGACAAACGCAGCTAGACAGTTTAACGCAGCCAATCAACAGCAAGCTGACCAGTTTATGCAGAATCTTAATACACAGATTAATCAATACAATGCGTCAGCAAACTCAGCTAGAGAACAATTCAACACTACTGAAAAGAACCGTATTGCAGCTTTAAACGCAGGCAATAAACTACAAGCTGAACAGTTTAGCGCACAGCTCGAAGCGGACATTGCGAAGTTTAACGAGACTCAAGATTTAGCACGAGACCAGTGGAATGCTTCAAACGCACAGGCAGTTGAGCAATCTAATACTCAATGGCGACGACAAGCTAACATGGCAGATACCGCAGCAGAAAACGCTGCTAATATGCAAAACGCTCAAATGACTTTTAACTTAACATCGCAAGAACTAACACAAGTTTGGCAACAACTTAGAGATGAAGCAGCGTATATTCGTCAGGCTTTTGAAAATGAAAAGCAGCGTAAAGCTCAACTAATTGCAACAGCAATCGGCAATGAAAAAGTAGCTGCCAGAGATAGTGGCGATGCGTATGCTTGGGTTGACGGTTTCTTAACTAAGACATAATAAACAACTAATTTTAACTAAAGGTAATAAAGATGGGGATTCTTAGCAAAGCGTGGAAAAAATTTAGAGGTGGAGTTAAAAAAACTTTCAAGGCAATTGGAAGTGGAATTAAATCAGCCTTTAAAAAGTTCGGTAAATTTATGAACAAGATTGGAATTGTTGGTCAACTTGCCATGTCTTTTATTCTTCCGGGAATAGGAGGGATGTTAGCCAAAGGTTTTTCTGCTACTATTGGAACGGCGTTTAAAGGTGTAACTGGGTTTTTAGCTCAAGGCGGTAAGCTTGCACAAACAGCCGGTAAAATTCTTGAATCAGGCGCTAAGTTTGCAAAGGCAGGAACATCAGCTTTTAAAACAGTTACTGATGGAGTTTCTAATTTTTTGGGTGAGTTTACTAAGACTGCACTAAAGAAAATTCCCGGCATGGAAACTTTGTTCCCTAATCTTTCTAATGCTTCGGATAGTTTTTTTGTAGACTCAGCTACAGGAAAGTCTGCTTGGAGTACAGTGCAAACAGGTATTGATAAAAACATTACTGCTATTACTGAAGCTTTTAATGGTGGCCTTGAAGAGTTTGGAAATGCTAAGAAAATATTTACAGCTAAGCAGCAGGACATTGTTGACAAGGCTATAAACTTAGTTGGCGACGGAACTATTCCCGGCAGCACTGCTAAGACATCTAGTCTTTTAGACCCTAAAGGCATGGAAGGCGGTATAGATAATACTACAAACAAATATTTTGAAAACTTTAAACCTACCGGCACAGTTGACTTTTCAAATCTGGGAGATGTTTCAGGCGGTATAGATAATATACAAAACGCTATAGACTCTTACTCAGCGACTGGTAAAAGCCCTATTGAGTTTCAAACAAAAGCTGTAGAAAAAACTTTTGGCGAGAAACTAGCTTCACTTCCCGGCGATGCTATGGATGCTGTAAAAGATAAGTACACAGAATTTAAAGACGGAAGGACTATAGGTCGAGCACTTACAGACGAAGCTTTAGATTACGGTGTTGAAACAGTTACAGATGTAGGAGCGCAGTTAAAACAAGACATTAAAACACGCTTGTCTCAAGAAGCCGGAATTGTAAAAGTTCCAGAACCTGCTGAATCCTATGGCACTTATGTTGAAGCTTATCAGTCTGCCGGTATTCGAGACTATGGTTCTCCTGAAATAAATGATAGAGCAATGCAAATGTCTCTTAACCCATCACAATACGTGCAGCAAAACCCTTACGGATATGGTGCTAATATTTATCAAGAACAAATGAACATTAGACGAGGAGGCACCGTATAATGGCTACACTTACTTTAGAAGACTACCAAGCTGAAAGAGCTAAAATGGGACGAGCTGTTCCCGGACAGTCTTTAACAAATGACCCTGATGCTCCCGCACCTTATGAGAAAGCTCCAAAGTTTACAAACATTCACGAGATTAATCAATACTTGTGGGACTTTGTAACTGATGAAGAAATATATCCGGGGCTTATGAGAGGGCTTCAATCCGGTGTTCCAGTAATGAAGATGGTGCAAACTATTTTGTTTAATGAGTTTCAAGAAGGTACAATGAATCCTGACTTGATGCTTATGGCTGCTGAACCTTTAGCTTATATGTTAATTGCGCTTGCTGAGCGTTTAGATATGGATGTTGATATTGACGGAGAAGGCGAAGAAGAAGACATTTTTGGAGCCAAGATGAACGAAGGTAAAATGGAAGAGCTTAAAGCTAAAGCGTCTGGATTAGGCATTGGAGGAAACTCCGTTATTACTCCAGAAATGCTAGATGAAGCAAAAAGACTTCCTAGTTTGCTAGAAGAAAAACCCCAAGAAGAAGCACTAGAGCCTGAAGCTTCACAACAACCCAGCCTAATGGCTCCACCTGAAGGACAATAAACATGGCACAAGATTCAATTGCGTATGGCGAAAGCTTACTGTCTGGTATTCGAGAAAGAAATGACAAGATAGCTAGACAAAATAAAAAAGAAGCTAAAAGAGATAAGTGGAAAGCTTTAGGTATGCAAGCAGCTATTGGAGTTGCTGAGAGTGCCTTAAAATCTAAGCATGAAAAATTTTTAAATTCAGAAGCAGCACTTGCTCGTCAAACAGGCATGAATAAAGCTATTACAAACGGTCAAACTACTCTTAATGATTTAGAAACTATAAAAAGTTATGCGGGTGGACAAGACCAATATGTGATGGACACATATACCGCCCCTTTAATTAAGCAGTATATGCAAAAACAATATACCGACGGTACTTATAGTACAGCACATTTTAATGCAGTATCTAAAAAACTTGCTGATTTATATAACCCTACAATGGTGGCTGCTTTTAATAAAGAAGCTAGTGCAACTAAAACCTTTTTTGAAAATAATGATGTTGATTTGTACAACTCTAATAGAGAAAAATTAGCCGGAGCTAAAACAGTAGAAGATGGGTTTATTAATCTTGTTAAAGGTCTTCCAGTTATTAAGTCTTTAACTGGAGACATAGATAGAGATACTGTGCGGGCAAATCAAGAGGCGTACAGGCTTGCTGCTGTAGGTGATAAAGATGTACAAGGAAGCTATGAAAAAAGTTTAAAAGGTTTTCAAGAAGTTTTTGATAAGACTCAAAGTTCTGGGCTTGCTGATTTTGTTATGCAAAATATAAAAGATTCAGAAGGCGCTGTTATACAGTTAAATAAACCACCTTTAGAATATACACACGAGACTAAAGAAAAAGATATTTATAGTGCTCTTTCTGGCGAAGTAGTCGGCAAAGAAACTTATGTAGTTCAAACTGGTGTAAACTCGATAACAGGTCAAGTTGAATCAGTTGAAGAAATAAATGCTGATGGTTCAGTGAAAACAAAAAGCAATACAAATTCTCGTAATTATAATGACGAAGTAGCTGCGATATTAAAGGGCGACACAAAAGATGCCGCTACTGTATTTATTAACAATCAATCTGATGAAGATATTAAATTAATCAATGATAAAATTGTAAGGCAGTTAGACGCTACCGACACATCTAAAATGTCTAATGAAGCTATGTCTACTTTTGGAAAAAATAAAAGTGATATTTTATCTGCTCAGGTTTTTCATGGCGGTTACATAGCTCAACAGCAAAAAATTGGCACAGTAAATACAGGTAGACATATTGCGTTTGAACTTTCGCTTATGAACGCAGAGCTTACCGAAAACCAAACAATGAAAACTAACGTAGGTGCAGGAAACATTTTTAACACTTTAAAAGCTTATAACAACGCTTTGGATAAGGGAAAGGTTGCTAAAGATACTGTATTTGGAATTATTAATTTTATAGAACAGAACCCAGACGCTATACGATTAGAATATGACCGTCTTTCCGACACTGAAAAGGCACGTTTAGTAACAGAGATGGGTGAAGGTAAAGATAAAACAGCGTATGTCTTTGGAGAAAAAATAAAAGGTTATAATTATTTTCAATCTCTTTATCCTGAAAAGTCGGCAAGTAATCCTGAGCCTGAAAAGAAAAACACTTTTAGAATACTTTTTCAAGCAATAAAAGAAGCCAATCGAACCGGCGGCGAACTCGTATTAAACTTTAATTAAAGGACAAGTTTAAATGGCAATAGAATATAAAGATGGTAAGATTGTACGTACTGGCGATGACGGAATGTCACACACCTACGAAGAAATTTATGGTGGAACTCCTGCTGCTCCTGAACCAGAAATGTCAATTACTGATTATGAAAATAACCCGCAAGTAATAGAAAAATTTGAAAGGCTTACAGGTTACTTAGCAGAACAAAAAGGTTTAGGAACCACGATTGTTGATGTAGGCGCTGCTCTAGGTAAAGACAATATTGCAGAAACTATGCGAGACTTTCAAAATAGATTAGGTACAAAAATTGCAGCAATCCAAAACCTTAAAGATGCTCCTCAAGAAATTAAAGACGATTTAAATTTTCTTTTACAAAACTGGGAAAAAGCATCTCCTGAAGGTGCTGCGGAATGGACAGAATCTGTTTATCATAACATGGCTGATTTTCTAATTAACCCTGAAACGTTTGCTGCTATTGGCGCAGGTATAGCTACATCGCCTGCTGGCGGTACCGGTGGTATTGCTACAAAAGTAGCTACAACAGCTGCTAAAACAGCGGCGACAAGAAAGCTTTATTCTGTGCTTTCAGCTACTACCGCAGCGTCTGCAAAAAATCCTAAAACAGCTATTGCTGCTTTCTCCGCTTTATATGGCGGAGCAGACGACTTGTTAATGCAAGACCTTGAAATTACTACTGGCGCTAGAAAAGAAATAGACTTAGGCCAAACCGCACAGACAGCTTTTATTAGTGCAGGCGCAGGTGTAGGTCTTTATGGTGCCGGTCAGTATATTGCAAAAGGATATAAATCTCTTCGTAACAGCACAGACACTCCTCAAACTAAATCTACTGTTAAAGAAGACTCAGAAAGTTTTGACAACGCTAGACAATTAGATTTGTTTGATGACGATGTTGATGAGAAAATTTTAAACGGTTTAGATACCCCACGTTTAGACGCTGACGCTCCTGAAGGAACACAAGGAACTTTGTTTGATTTTGATTCTCCTGTGGGTGTTCCGGTAGTTAAATTTGTAGATGATTTGGGTGGTGGAGAAGCCACAAAAAAATCTATTCTTAGTGAAATACGTAACATAGCTAACAGCCAAGAAACTCGTAAAGTTAAACGTAGTGCTATTCGACAGGTGCTATACAAAAGTGCTGCTGAACTAACGGCAAACTTTTATGGTAAAACAGCAGGAACACTGACTCCTTTTAGAGCTGTGTCCGGTACAGCAAGAATACTACAACAAAAACTTCACCATGATTTTGGAATCGAAGGCGACATATTGAAGCCGGGCCAGAAGCAAGAAAAAGTTGTAGGTCAAGATTTGTTTGAAGTTCAGCGAGAAATTACTGGACGCTATAATGAAAGGTTTAGAGCTATTGTAGATGAGTTATCTTCAACTCAGTTTAAGACTAAGTTTGCAGATAACGTTAATGCTGCGCTAAGTTTAAGTGTTAGAAGCTCTAAACCTATTACGCATGAAGGTTTTGACGAAGCCACGAACAAAGCAATTAATAGGGCTGCCGGTGAAATTAAAGAGCTTTATTTAGATATGGGTACAAGACTTAAAGACATTGGAGTTATTGATAAGCTTGTTGATAACTATACTCCTCGTATGTGGAGCCGAAGCGCTATTGAAAAGAACCCTGAAAAATTAATTGCGTTGCTTGTAGAAAAAGGTGGCATGAATGAAAAGGGCGCTCGTGCTACTGTAAAAAATATGCTCAATGTAAAAAATCAAATTGAAGGCGGTAACGGTAGTGGGCATTTCTTTTCTGCAAAACGTAAAATAAATGAAATTGGTGACGATGCAGATTTTGAAGAGTTTTTAAACACAGATGTTTTAGGAACTCTGCACGCTTATACATTTCAAACAGGAAAGCAGATTGCTAAGCATCGTGTGCTTGGAGTAACTAATTTTGAACAGTTTAGTAAGTTTTACATTAATAGAATTAGAAAAGAAGTTACAGACGCTGGAGAAACGTTTACAGAAAAAGATGCAAAAAATCTTGAAAGACTTTATAGAACTCAAACCGGAGAAGGGTTAGAGCGCTTTGGTATTAAAGCTCAAACTGCTGGCGATGCTTATAGTTTAGTTAATCGTGTAGCTTATCTAGGTCTTGCTACTGTGTCAAGTTTAACAGAAATCATGCTTAACATTAGTAAAGCTGGAGTACGTAATAGCGTTAAAGGTCTTGGAGACGCTTTACAAATGTCACACAAGCGTGTTACTGGCGACCTTGAAACTACTCTTAAAAATAAACACGGTTTAACCGCTGCCGAAGCTTTTGCTGAAATGCGTAAGTTTAGTATTTACGTTGACCAAGAAATGGGACAGCTAGGCGATAGACTTACTGGCGATGCTCTTATAAATGAAACAATGCAGAAAGCAAGCAACAAGTTCTTTAGAGTCAATATGCTTGACCAGTGGACTAAGTTTGTACAGAATGTTTCATTTCGAAGCGGTAAAAATTTAATTAACGAAAACATTGAAAAGCTTTCTAAGTATGGCGATAATCCTTTAGATAGTCGAGGTAAAACATTAGCCGGTGAGTTAGCAGAGCTTGGTATTGATTATAAAAAAGGTGTTACTTGGTGGAAAGCCGGAGCAAAACTAGATGATGATTTTTATCAAAAAGATTTATTAGCAGGTACAGCACGTTATGTAAACGGTGTTGTTCTTCAGCCTACTGGTCTTGCAGGCAACAAACCTTACTTGTTAGCTAATCCAAAAACATCTATCTTGTTTCAGCTTCTTAGCTACCCGGCAGCTTTTTCTAATACTATTATAAAAGACATGGGCAAAACACTTACTAAAAGTCCTTTGCGTGGTGGTGTAGGTAGAATAGCACCAGCGGCTTTATTAATGACTGGTATGGCTCGATGGACTAACTACTTGAGAACTGGCGGCGACAGCGAAAAAAACAAAGACATGGATGAAATTATATACGATTCAGTAGCTCGATGGGGCGGCAACGGTCTTCTTATTGATTCTGTTAATCGTGCTAGGGATGCTGCTAAGTATACTAATAACTCCGCAGCTTATCTTACTTTACCTTTAGGGCCGCTTGGTTCAGACGCTATGAGTTTATATCAGCAAGGGCTTCTTCCAACTCTAGGCAACAAGGTTCCTGTGCTTTCTGGTTCGTACTTTGGTAAAGAAATCTTAGGAGACTACAAAGTTCGTCAGTATAAGAAAGATTTAAGAAAGGCACAAAGCAAATTATCTGATGCGCTTATCCCTGATTTTAAAGGTACGACTACTGGCATTGGTTCCTCGCGCAAAGAGTTTAAATTTGGCGGTATTGCAAAAGCAGTACAAGGCTCCGTTATGGATGTACTTGGAAAGAAAACTGAGGTTGCCGAATCTTTTAAAGATAACATGGTATCTCCACTAGCTAATGCAACAGACAATTTAATAAAGCCTGAAAAACTTCAAGAGATTTCTAGGAAGATTGAAGCAGAATATTCAGGAGCACTAAACTCTGAAAATACTTTAGCAGGAGAAAGTTTAGCTGAAGCATATATTATAAACGAAATTAAAAAACGTAACATTTATGCTGAAGATATTGTAAACATGCCAAAACTAAAGAAAGCTTTAGAATCTGTAGATTTAGAAGATGCTAAATATAAATTTGCTGAAGCTCGTCGTAAGGAAATAGCGACAGATGACGAACACGCTATAGCTTTGGATACTATTCAGGAGCTGGCATCAGACCACGATGCGAATGCAAAAATATCTACAGCAGTTAAAGGCTCTGTTGCAGAGATTAAAAATGTATACAACAGCTTAAAGGTAAACTTAACTAAGCAAGAGTTAGATACAGTGGCTGAGGCTAACTATGATGAAGCAGCTATTAAATCTCTTCACGACTTTGTAATTTCTCGTGTTAAGCATCCTTCTATTGCTGGAGACTTCGTATCTGACACAGGCGCTGAAAAAATATCTAGAGATATTCTGTTTAAAATTGCAGCGCAAGGAAACATAGATATATCTAAGTTTAATCCTCCTAAAATAGCAGCAAAAGAAAACGAATCTATTGTTCCTCTTTCTGGCGAAGCACGTACAGAAGCTGTAGATAAATTTTTAACTGGCTCTAAAGTTAAGAAGATTATTTATCGAGCTAGAAAAAGTTACAGTAATCGAGAGTTTTTTATGTCTTTTGCAATGCCAAGAGAAATGGGAACTCACATGGGTAATCAAGGTGCTGCTGATAACATCAGACTTAGAGACCTTATTTTTGATTACTGGGACGGTAACGAAGCTAGAGATTTATACATTGGAAATAAAAACCAACTTACGCAGCCTGAAACTTTCCAACTTTATGGCGAATTAATTAAAGAAGCTATCCAAAGAAAAAAGGGAACTCCAAACTTTGATGATTACATTATTGAAGAAGGCGTTGTTAATATTAAGAACCCTTTGGTCTATAAACCTTTTGATGAGCAAGTTGAAAATGCTGGACAAACTTGGGACATTGTTGAAATCTTTACATCTCCCGACGGCCCTCAAGAATTTTTGACAAACATTAAAGCTTCTGGAACTAAGATTACATCTGAGTTAGTAGACGAGTTAGAAATTTTAATTGATAAAGCTTATGACGTAAAAACAAAAACTGCTGAAAGCGCTTTAGACAAAGTAGAAAAAGAGTTGATGACCATTGAGGTTAATATTGATACTCAAAACATGCTTAAAAAACTAGGCTTCGACGGCATTGAATATCAAAACAAATTGGAAAAAGGTTATATTAACGATGATGATATTTCATATATTGCATTTGACCCTGAACAATTTAAAACTTTAGACTCTGCTGGTTTTGACCCTAAAGATGCTAGACATAGATACATGTCAGGAAGTAAAGTAATTGCTAAAGAAATTGCAAAGTATTTTGCTCCTAAAAGAGAATCGGGCATGTTTAGTGTAGCACAGAAAGAAGCAGCTAACCTTGGTAAAAAGCCTGTGCAAGGCGATGTCATGTTAAAAAGACTCAAGGATAGAATGGCTCAAGTTAGAACTGATGCGGAAGAAATAAAGTGGACTGGACTAGAAGAAAAGTTTGCAGGTCAAAAAAATGTAACTCGTGAAGATTTAATTAAGCATATAGATGAAAACGAGTTTGACCTTGAAGTTTCTGTTGGCCGTGTTAGCGAAAAAGAAAAACTTAGTAATCAAGCAACCCTCGATAATGCTGTAGACGATATGCCTATAGATGATGTAGCTGACGACTTTGGCACAACTAGAGATGAACAGTTTGATAACTGGATGGAAGAAAACCACGGTTTTGAAAGTTCGTTAATGGATGACATGTTGGACGCAGGAGATGACGAAGCTTTTGAAGAAATGTATGATGAGCTTTTCAGTCAGTTTCTTCGTGAAACTGGTGAAGATATAGATACCGGCGTACCCGCAGGCGCTGACTTTAAATCTAATCGAATGCACCTTGACTATTCTTTTGAAGGCGTAGACACTAAAAATTATCGTGAGGTTGTTCTTTCACTTCCTGAAAGATTTAAAAGGGTTGCGCTTGATTACCAACACGACCATTTTCCAACTATTAAAAACCCGGTAGTTCATGTTAGGCTTTCTGATATTGAGCCTTCTAAAACTAACAAAAAAACATTGTTAATTGACGAAGTTCAATCAGACGCTCATCAACAGGCATCTCGAAAGCCTAAAGGTAAGCAGTATCAAACAGAAGGTACAGAAGTATCAAGTCAACGACAAGCAGAACTGTCTGATGAAATAGATGCTTTAGATGCAGAAGTAGAAAAACTAGAGAAGTTATTGCCGTCTATTACAGACCCTGCTGAGTATAAAAAGACAGAATTAAAAATTAAAGAGCTTAAAGATAGGAGCAACGCACTTGATGAACAGTTAGCTCAAGACGACGATGGATACTTTAATATTGATTTCAGTGACGAAGACGTAGCAGTACCAGATTTACCATTTAAAGATGATAAGCGTTGGGGCTTGTTGGGTTTAAGACAGGCAATGAAAATTGCTACTGACGAAAACTATGACCAAGTAGCTTTAGTAACTGGTGCAATACAAGCAAAAAGAAATGCAAAACTAGTTACTGCTGAACAAGGCGCTACTCTGTATAAAAACCCTTTCTTTGAGGAAGGCGGTACTGAGCCTCAATGGGTTCTTGAAGGACAGTCAAAAGTAAACAAAACGCTGTATCAAAACTTTAAAACTTTTGAAGACGCTGAAAAAGGACTTGCTAAAGCTATAGGTAAGAAAGACGCTGAAAAATTATTAAATAGTAAGCAAGAAAACGGTGAGTACGTTTTACAAGAACCAGTTGAGTTTAGAAAAGGTGGAGATAAGTTCTTTAGTTTTTATGACAAGACACTTATCAAACTTCTTAATGATAGGTTTGGAAAGAAGTATGGAGTACAGGTTAAGTATGAACCGTACGTTAGAGGCGATGAAATAGTAGAGCTTCCTACACTTGAGATTACTCCTAAGATGCGTAAGGATATTGATAAAGGATTACCTATGTTCTCTGAAGGTGGATATGTCGTAGCAAAAGGCGACACCCTTTCAAAAATCGCAAGAGATAATAATATAACTGTAGCAAGACTTGCAAAACTTAATGACATTAAAGATTTTAATAAGATTTTTGTAGGTCAAGGTTTAACGTTAAGCGCTGAGCCTACTAAAAGCATAGCAAAACAAGTTGAGCAAGTACAGCAAGCTGAGCCTGTTAAAGCTGTTATGCCGAAGCAAACCAGTAAGAAACCTTTAGTACAGTCGAGCCGACAAAAAACTGTAGATGCTCTTCGTAAAAATTTAGCAAACCCTAACTCTAGTTCTAGCATAACAAGGAAACAAGTTGCTGAACAAAGAGGCGATGGCTTGTTAAATAGCCAAGTGTTTAAAAACTTAGCGACGTATGTTAATCCTTTTGGTAAAGATAAAACAGAAGCAGATTATAGTTCTGAAGTTATTGAACAGTTAAAAATAGCTGCAAGAAACGCAAGGAAAGACGGTCGAACAAATATTGACTACGCTGACTACAGTAAAGAATCTAATGTTCGTGCTCAAGCAGGAATGCCTCAACAGCGTACTAGAGACCGGCTTTTAACTAGAGCCTTTAAAGGTCAGCTAACTCCTACTGAAGAAGCAGCATTTTCTGTAGGTGGCGCTCAACTTCAGGTAGAGGAAGATGACGTATTTGTAACTGACATATATGATTTTTCAAAGCTTACAGATGAAGAACGGACTACAGAACAGCGTGACCGATACTCATACTTGAGAGACTTTATGTCTAAAATACCCGGCAATGAGTTTAGAAGTAAAATTAAAATTGGAACAAGACAGGAGTTTGAACTATAATGGAATTTAAGTACTTTAAACTAGAAGACTTTAACTGCCAAGAGACCGGCGAAAATAAAATGAACGTGGACTTTATCCACAGACTAGATGAACTTCGGGAGGCTTGTGGCTTCCCATTCATTATTACTAGCGGCTATCGCAGCCCATCACATTCAATAGAAGCACGTAAGGAGAAACCCGGAACACATGCCCAAGGTTATGCAGCAGACATCAAAGCGGTTGGTGGCAATCAACGACACGAGATTATTAAACAGGCGCTCGCCCTTGGCTTTAGCGGCGTTGGAGTGGCTCGTACATTTATCCATGTGGACGACAGGGCTATTCACGATGGTAAAACTCCTGTAGCTTGGTGTTACTAAGTGAGATTGTTG